AAGTAACACTTAACATACAGGGTGTGACTACCAGACGATTATATGCTGAGTGGACTATACCAAGAGAGGAATACGAGAATGAGTAGTCAGCAAGAAATTTATCTAGGTAATCCTAATCTTAAGAAAGCAAATGTAGCACAGGAGTTTTCTAAAAAAGAAATTGCTGAATATTTAAAGTGTGCTAAAGATCCAGTACACTTTATAAGAGAGTATATTAAAATTGTATCACTTGATGAAGGTGTTATACCTTTTACCATGTATGATTTTCAGGAAACAATGGTACAAAGTTTCCATGATCATAGATTCAATATAGCAAAACTTCCTCGTCAGTCTGGTAAGTCTACTATTGTTACTGCATATCTATTGTGGTATGTATTGTTTAATGATAATACTAACGTAGCAATACTTGCTAACAAAGCAGCAACTGCTCGTGAGATGTTAGGTAGGCTACAATTATCATATGAGAACTTACCCAAATGGTTACAACAAGGTATACTGGGATGGAACAAAGGTAGTCTGGAGTTAGAGAATGGATCAAAGATTTTGGCTGCTTCTACATCAGCAAGTGCTGTTAGAGGTATGTCGTTTAACATTATATTTCTCGACGAATTCGCCTTTGTCCCAAACCATATCGCAGAGCAATTCTTTAGTTCCGTATATCCTACTATATCTTCTGGTAAGAAAACGAAGGTCATAATCATATCTACACCACATGGTATGAATATGTTTTATAAGTTATGGCATGATGCTGAACGTAAAGCAAATGAATATATTCCTACTGAAGTGCATTGGTCTCAAGTACCTGGTAGAGATGATGTATGGAAAGAACAAACTATTAAGAATACTTCAGAAGCACAGTTTAAAGTTGAGTTTGAATGTGAGTTCTTAGGATCTGTAGACACTTTAATCTCAGCAAGTAAATTGAGGGTTATGCCATATGAAGACCCTATATTATCGAATAGAGGTTTATCAATCTATGAGCAACCAATTGAAGAACATAATTATATTATCACTGTTGATGTATCACGTGGTATTGGTGGGGATTACTCTGCGTTTTGTGTCATTGATTCAACTACATTACCATATAAGATGATAGCACGGTATAAGAATAATGAAATTAAACCCATCATCTTACCTAATATTATAGTTGATGTAGCTAAGAAATATAATAATGCATACATCCTTTGTGAGGTAAATGATATTGGTGGACAGGTAGCAGACATTATTCAATTCGATTTAGAATATGAAAATTTATTAATGGCTGCTATGAGGGGTAGGGCAGGTCAACAATTAGGACAAGGGTTCTCAGGTAAGAAGACACAACTTGGTGTGAAGATGAGTACTGCTGTTAAATCAGTTGGTTGTTCTAATCTCAAAGCATTGATTGAAGATGATAAATTACTCATTAATGATTATGATACTATTGCGGAACTAACTACATTCATTCAAAAAGGAAATAGTTTTCAAGCAGAAGATGGATGTCACGATGACCTTGCTATGTGTTTAGTGATATTTGGGTGGATGGCTATGCAAGAATATTTTAAAGAGATGCATGACAATGATGTAAGAGCAAGAATATACGAAGACCAGAGAGATTCTATAGAACAGGACATGGCACCGTTTGGATTTATGTCTGATGGACAAGAAGAAGATAGCTTTCTTGATGCTCAAGGTGAGCGATGGGAAGTTGCGGAATATGGAGATGTACAACACATGCTAGACTTCAGGTGAGTATTCAAAAATATAAATAATCTTAGTTAACCGTCCACGGGATATTCTAGGAGTTTATAAACATGGCAGCAAATCAATTATCGCCAGGTGTAGTAGTTCAGGAGAGAGACCTGACCACTATAACCAGCTTATCGACAGCGAACTTGGGTGTCATAGCTGCACCGTTTGAACTCGGACCTGTTGAGGAAGTCGTAACAGTAACTTCTGAGAGAGATCTTGTAGAGAAGTTCGGTAAACCAAATGATGCTAACTATGAGTATTGGTATACTGCTTCGCAGTTCCTATCTTATGGTGGTATATTAAAAGCTATTAGAGTTGGTTCAACAGCATTAAAGAACGGTGTTAATGGTGGTACTGCTCCTTTAATCAAGAACCTAGATGGTTATGAAGCAAGTTATGAAGATTCAAACAACAACTGGAATTGGTCAGCTAGAACTCCTGGACATAAAGGTAACTCGATTGGTATATTTGTAACAGACTCTGGTGCAGATCAGATTGCTGTTCTCCCAGCTCCTGGTTCAGGTAACGAGCATGAGTTTGTTGCTGATGCTGCTTTAAGTGCAACGTCAGGTGCTAGTGGTAAAGTATTTAAGTACAGCATACTTCTAACAGTTGGAAGTGTTGTTGGTTCATTTACTCCTGGTGCTACTACTACAATTAATATTGGTGGTTCACAAGAAACTGTTACAGTTCTTGCTTGGGATTCAAACAATAAGAAATTAGAAATAGGTCTTCCTGGTGGTGGAGTTACTGGTATCATCGCTGATGGTCAGACAGTTACTGCAGGAACAAATACTGCTGTTATTGGAACAGGTGGTATTGAGCGTCAACTATACATAGCACTCAATAAGGACAGCGTTGATTTTGCTGCTTCTGATGTTGTTGCTGACACAAACTCTACTAACGTAACTGTTACTTCAGTTCGTGTTGAGTATAACGAGCGTGAGTATCTTCCTGGTGTTAAGTGGATTAACGTTGCTGCACGTCCTGGAACTTCACAATCAGTTGCTGGTCAAGGTGGATTCCGTGACGAACTACATGTTGTTGTAGTTGATGTTGACGGTGGTCTAACTGGAACTGCTGGTGCTGTTCTTGAGCGTTTCGTTGGAATGTCTAAAGCATCTGATGCTAAGACTTCTGTTGGTGAAACCAACTACTATAAGACAGTAATTAAGCAACGTTCAGAATTTGTTTATTGGGGTAATCATGAGACTGGACTGTTCTCTGCAACAGGTACTGCATCTGATGGTAACTGGGGATTGTCTGGTGCTTCACGTCAGTTTAACTTACTACGCTCTAGTGCTGGTACAACTGATTTCCCAGGTGGTGCTTTCACAATTGGTTCTAAGAACAACGCAACATTCTACTATCGTATAGCAGATGGTGTTAACTACACTGTTGCTAGTGGTGAGTACAGTGTATCAAGTACAGATGTTGAGAGTGCATATCAGTTAATTGCTGACCCAGAGTCACAGACAATTGATTACATTCTTACTGGTCCTTCAGGTGTTGATGATGGAACTGCTAAAGCTAAGATTACTGCTCTAGTATCCATTGTTGAAGAACGTCGTGACTGCCTAGTATTTGTTTCTCCTCGTAGAGCAAATCTTGTTGGTGTAAGTTCTGCTTCCACACAGACAGAGAACGTAGAGGCATTCTTTAAACTTCTTCCAAGTTCTTCTTACTGTGTATTTGATGCTGGATACAAGTACATCTATGACAAGTATAATGATCTTTATCGTTACATTCCTTGTAATGGTGACGTTGCTGGTCTATGTTTACAAACAACTGAGACTGCAGAACCTTGGTTCTCACCTGCTGGATTCCAACGTGGTGTTCTAAGAAATGCAATTAAACTTGCATATACACCTAATAAGACTCAGCGTGATACATTATACGCAAATAGAATTAACCCAATAGTTGCCTTCCCAGGTCAGGGTGTAGTTCTTTATGGTGATAAGACTGCTCTATCATATGCTTCCGCATTCGATAGAATAAACGTTCGTCGTTTATTCCTTACAATCGAACGTGTAGTAAGTGGTGCTGCTAAGGCACAACTCTTTGAGCAAAACGATGAGTCACAAAGAGCATTGTTCTTGAACATCATCGAACCATATCTACGTGACGTACAAGGTCGTCGTGGTGTAACTGACTTCTTAGTTAAGTGTGACGATGACAACAACCCTTCTGAGGCAGTTGATCGTGGAGAGTTCTACGCAGAAATCTTCGTGAAACCAACACGTACAATTAACTACATTACTCTTACATTTACAGCAACCAGAAGTGGTGTTGCATTTACTGAAGTAGCAAGTTAATGAAAATAAAACCTCTTAAACATTGCAGGTTATCCCAGATGAAATTTTTCTACTGGGATCCTAAAGATGATCCAAGAGAACCAGAATATTGGGAGACCCGCAATGGGTCTCCTTTTTTTATGCCTGAAAATATCGATTATTCTAAATATTAAAGAAAGAGATTGGATCCAATAACCATGGCAAAAAGAGGTACTATTGACGATTTTAAAGCGAATGTCGCTTCAGACTTTGCTCGTCCTAATTTATTTCAAGTAGACCTTG